GACAATTACAAAAACAAATTCACATGATGCTCACAGGAACTTATAAAGAAGAGTATGGTGATGGATCTAAAGGATGGCACGTTGAAAGAGGTGCTCCAGTAAAACCTATTGGAGGTAGAATTTTAACCATTGATTATAAGAGAGTTAGAAAAGATGGTAAAGATTTTCATGATAGACAAATAGATTCAATGAAATTTCCTTTGTAAACATTACGTATTTACACTTATTTTTGTTATATTATAGTACATATATATTTATAATAAGACAATGGAAGTTTCAAGTTTACAAATAGGGTTTGATGCATTAATAGCATTATTAGTTTCAGTAACAGGCGCGTTGGGAGTATGGTATTCATTAAAAGGAAAAGTTACAATCCAACAAATAACTTTAGATAGCCTAGAAAAAGATTTAGATGAAATGAAAACTGATAAAAAAGATAATCTAAAGCTATTACATAAAAGGATTGATGATTTAAAGACTCAAGTAGAAAGAAACAGAGAAAAGAATGATAAGTCTTTAGCTGATCTTAAAGCAGAAATGGGTCAGATGGAAATTAGAATTATCAATGCTATTAATAGTAAATAATTAGTAAAACTCATAAACATTATTGCCCAAGCTGTATAGGCTATACAATGCAGAAAGGAAATACATGTACTGTCTGTGGTTTTACAAGAAAGAGAGACTACTCATTTATACCTAGAAATATGAAGTTTATACTTTACATAATGATGGCTAGCTTTCTTATAGCTTGCACTCCTCAGAGAAGGTTTACTAGGTTAATAGAAAAACATCCATATTTACTTACTACTGATACTCTTGTTATACATGATACAGTTAAAGTTACTGTACCTAAAGTAATTCATGATACTATTATCAATGAACACTTTTTTCATGAAATAACTAGAGACACATTAGTATTACAGAAAGAAAGACTTACTGTAAAAATATTTCATGACACTATTAAGAAGAATGTATTCATTCAAGGAGAGTGTGACACAATTACTGTAGAGAAAATAGTTGAGAGAAAGATCCCAATTAGATATTACGAAAAAACTCCGCTTTGGAAAAAGATAGTTAATTGGTTAATCATAGCAGCAATACTCTATGGAGTATATAGACTGTTTTTATTTTTAAAAAAAAGATTACTATGAAAAAATTTTTTAAAGAATTATTAAGTGATGAATCAGGTGTATATTCATCTAAAAGATTAGGTGGTTTACTTTGTGTCTTAGCACTTGTAGTATCACTAGTGGCTAATACCTTTACTCATGGAGATATAAGACCAGCAGAATACCTTGTAGACGCTGTAGCTTTATTTGCATTTGGTGCATTAGGATTAACATCTATAGATAAATTAACCAGAATAAGAAATAAGAAGTAAGATGGGGTAAGTGCAATTTTAGTATATTTGACTTTCTTTTTAATATATGCAATACCCGCAATAATAAGATATCTATGGAAAAAATTATAACATGCCCACATTGTCATACTCAATTTGATTTATCAATAAACCCTACTTCACCAGATGAAGGCTCAAATTACCTTTGGATATTTGATAATGGTCATGGTGGTATGATAGATGGTGTTTATCAGACACCAGGTAAAAGATCTCCAGTATGGCCAGATGGTACACAGTTGTTTGAAGGAGAGTTTAATAGAGCTATAGTAGATAGATTAGTTGTTTTATGTAAGGCAAATGGTATAGATTATGTAAATCTTGTAAATACCCCAGAAGATGTACCTTTATCAGAAAGAACTTCTAAAGCTAATTCTATTGCAAAAGCTTCTGAAAAACCTTGTATATATGTAAGTATACATGCTGATGCTTTTAGCGATGAGTCAGCAAATGGTTGGAGTGTATATACTTCACCAGGTACAACTAAATCTGATGGTATAGCAACTATACTCTTTGAAAAAGCAGCTAGAGAGTTTGTAGGAGAGTATATGAGATCAGATAAGTACTCAGATGGTGATGTAGATAAAGAAGCTAATTTCTATGTTCTTAAAAACACTTCAATGCCTGCTATACTATCTGAAAACTTTTTTATGACTAATTCAAGTAATTGTCATAATTATCTTTTACCTGAAGAGGGTAGAGATAGAGTAGCTAAAATTCATTTTGAAATGATTCAACAAGTAGAAGCTGAGAATAAAATTTAATTAAAAGTTCATAAGTTTAATTAATGTTTATCAAAGGAACCTAGGTTTAATTACCTAGGTTTTTTTATTTAAACTTCTGTGGTTTAAACTTTATTTGTATATTTGAGTAAATAAAAATTTAAACCAATGGAAAACCCAGAAAATTTATCACCAGAAGAATTAGCAGTTAAGAAAGAAGAAATGCTACAGTTCTACAAAGAGTCAATGCCTTACTTAGAAGCTCAGTTTGAATATGAAAAAATGTTATCGGAGATTGATGAAATGAGACTTAAAAGAACTCAAATTCAAATGGCGTATGCTCAAATGATGGCTCCACCTGAAGAAGAACCCATGCCTAAAGAAGAACCAATGCGTGAATCAGCTAAAAAAAGAAAACTTAAAACAGAAGCATAATGGCTATTGTTAAACGAGTTCAGAAAAAAGTAATAATGTCTACAAAAGATATTATTAAATTTCAATTGATTACTCACTGTTATTTAAATAAAATAACGGTGAGTAACTCTGATCTTGAATGTTTAACATTACTTAGTTCTACAGGACCTATAGAAATTGCTCATTTTTGCTATGATGCTGCAGATGAGCAGAAAATATTTAAATCTCAACAAACGGTTAGAAATTGTATAAATAAATGTATTAAGAATAAGATTGTAGTAAAAGATAATAAAAACAAAAAGCTCATTTACATCAATCCTAAATTAAACATTGAAACCTTGGGTTCTATATTTTTAGATTATAATTTTTTAGCTAAATGAATCCAGTAAAAGCAAATTCACTAGCTCAAGAAATATCTGAAGAAAATAATTTATCAAAGCATCTTGTTGAAAATCTTGTTGATTTTTATTACAAAAATGTTAGAACTTTAATAAGTGAGTTATATCATCCAAGAATTAACATAACAGGTCTGGGTATATTTACAGCTAGATATAAGACTATAACTAATGCAATACCAAGATTTGAAAAGTATCTAGAAAATCATGATACTTCTACTTATTCGGCATATTACAATAAAAAAATGCTTGAAGAAAAAATAGAATTTTTACATTCTATTAAAGAACAAATAGAAGCAGAAAAAAAAAGAAAAGAAAAGTTTTTAAAAGAAAAAAATGGACTTAAAAAAGATTTGGAATAATAGAAAACAAATTTACGAGGGTATAAAAAACTCTGTAATGAGGGATGACTTAGTAGAAGATATAGCTGCTAAAAGGATGGCCTTATGTAATCAATGCCCTAGTAAAGGAGATAAGTGTGAAGTTCCAGGTACAGGTCCTTGTTGTAATGAGTGCGGTTGTTCTTTACATTTTAAAACTAGAGCATTATCATCATATTGCCCTTTAGGAGAATGGAAAGCCTTAATGTCTGAAGATGAAGAAGATAAACTTGGTGAGTTATGAGTATAATATTTACAGAAGAAGACCACAGTTATAAATCATCTGATCAGGGTAATGCAATTGATTGGATAAGTGTAACTACTTTGACATCCTATTTTAAAGAACCTTTTGATGCTAAAAAGATAGCCCAAAAAGTTTCTAAAAGAAAAAACTCCAAGTGGTATGGAATGACTCCAAAAAAAATTCAAGAGATTTGGAAGAGTGAATCAGAAAGAGCAATGTCTTTAGGAACCTATTATCATAATCAAAGAGAAGATGACTTATGTTCTTTAGCTTCAATTGAAAGAAATGGAATTACTGTACCTGTATTTAAACCAATTGTAAAAGATGCAGGTGTTAAAATTTCTCCAAAACAAAAATTAGAACCAGGCGTGTATCCTGAACATATGGTTTATTTAAAGTCTGCAGGTATATGTGGACAGTCAGATTTAGTAGAAGTTGTTGAAGGCAAAGTATCTATTATAGATTATAAAACTAATAAAGAAATTAAAATGCAATCTTGGAAAGATTGGGAAGGTATTTCACAAAAAATGCAGTTTCCAGTTAATCATTTAGATGATTGCAATTTTAACCACTATGCTCTCCAGCTCAGTATTTATATGTATATTATACTAAAGCATAATCCTAAATTAAGATCTGGACCTATGTATATTCATCATGTTCAATTTGAAGAAGAAGGAAAAGATGAACATGGATATCCTATTACTAAATATACTGATCAGGGAGATCCTGTATTAAAAGATTTAGTTCAAATACCAGTTCCTTATTTAAAGGATGAAGTGATATCGCTAATACATTATCTATACGATAATAGAACAAAACTAAAAAAGAAATGATTGCTAAATTATTTGATATACAAAATGGCAAAGTAGTTCCAACAGAACATTGTTATACACTTAAGTCATTAAAAGACATAATGGATAACTATCCAGATGATCATCTAAAGATCTATCAGTATTTATTTTATATGACATGTCCTAATCCAGATATGAATCCTTTCTTTCATACTCCTGAACATGAAAAAGAAGAAGTTATAATGAAAGAAGTAGATGGAGAGTTTTCCACAGAAGATGATGATGTATGGGCAGCGCTTAAGTTTTGTGAGAAGATGTACCAGACACCAACATCAAGAGCATACAAAGGTATTGCAGCTATGTTAGATAGATTAGGTAGGTATATGCAGACCACACCTATTGAACATGGTAGAGATGGTAATATTAACTCTTTGGTAAATGCAGCTGCTAAATATCAACAGATTCGAGAGTCATTTAAAGGAGCTTATAAGGATCTTCAAGAAGAACAGCAAAGTAATGTAAGAGGTGGAATAGGATTAGGATATGACCAATGATACAGAAATATATCAAGATATTCCTACATGGGATAATGGTACGTGGACAAGTACAGATTTTGATAGCAGACAAGACTTTGCAGATTATATAAGAGATTTATTTAAAGAGCCTGGTCAATATGCTTTTGATAAAACATCTGAAGAATTTAATGCAGAAGCTGTTAAGTTTAACACGCAAAGTTTTTATTGTGCTGCTCCTTTTAAATCAAGAGATTTTATAAACTACTGGGAAGGAGAAAAGAAAAAATGTAGAAAAGGTGTAATATACAAATCAGGAGATAAGGTTTGGTATATAGCAAGAGATTACTACATGTGGTTAAACTTCTTACCAATTTTTAATAAGGAAATACAAAAGTTTGGATTTGCTGATATTAGAGATGCTCAGTATCATATGGCACTATATGAAGTACTTGCAGAGCTAAACTATAAACATGTTGCTATATTAAAGAAACGTCAGATAGCTTCTTCTTATTATCATATGGCAAAGCTTATTAATCAGCAATGGTTTGAGCCAGGGGTAACACTTAAGATAGGAGCTAGTCTTAAAGATTATATTAATGAGAAAGGATCCTGGAAGTTCTTAGATGAATATGCAGCATTTCTAAATGAACATACTGCATGGTATAGACCAATGAATCCAAGTAAGGTAATGATGTGGCAGCAGAAGATTGAGGTCAGAAAAGGTAATAGAAAAACTGAAGTAGGTCTAAAAGGAACTATACAAGGTATGTCATTTGAGAAAGATCCTACAAATGGCGTAGGGGGTCCAGTTAAATACTTCTTTCATGAGGAGGCTGGGATTGCACCTAAGATGGATAAGACATATGAGTATATGAGACCAGCAATGAGATCAGGACTTATTACTACAGGATTGTTTATAGCAGCAGGATCCGTAGGTGATTTATCACAGTGTAATCCGCTTAAAGATATGATCCTTAATCCAACTTCTAAAGATGTTTATGCTGTAGAAACTAATTTAATAGATCATAAAGGTACTGAAGGTATGTCAGGTTTATTTATTCCTGAACAGTGGTCTATGCCTCCTCATATAGATCAATATGGAAACTCTAAAGTAAAAGAAGCTACAATAGCTTTGCAACAACAGTTTGATGATTGGAAAAGAGAATTACCTCCAGAAGATTATCAACTTAGAATATCCCAACATCCTAGAAATATTAAAGAAGCTTTTGATAATAGATCCGTATCTGTATTTCCTACACATCTTTTAGCAGCACAAAACAGAAGAATAGAAGAAAAAGAATATGGTTATGAATTCTTAGATATTTATGCCGATGATGAAGGTAAACCTGCTGTAAAGAAAAGTAACAAGCAACCAATAAAACACTTTCCTGTAAATAAAAAAACAGAGGATAAAACAGGTTGTCTTGTAGTATGGGAAAGACCTGTTGCAGATCCAGGCTTTGGAACATATTATGCATCTATTGACCCTGTATCAGAAGGTAAGACTACAACATCAGAATCACTATGTTCTATCTATGTCATGAAAAATTCTGTAGAAGTAACTAAAGTTACTGGAGTAGAAACTGAAACATATGTAGAACAAGGTAAAATAGTAGCCGCTTGGTGTGGAAGATTTGATGATATAAATAAAACGCACCAGAGATTAGAACTTATTATAGAATATTATAATGCATGGACAGTGATTGAAAATAACATATCCTTATTTATTCAGTATATGATATCTAGAAGAAAGCAAAAATATTTAGTACCAAAGAGTCAGATAATGTTTCTTAAAGATCTTGGATCAAATAAAAATGTATTCCAGGAATATGGTTGGAAAAATACAGGAACTTTATTTAAAGCACACTTGTTGTCTTATGCTATTGAGTTTGTAAGTGAAGAGCTTGATCAAGAAACAAAAAGTGATGGAACAGTGGTAAAAACAACTTATGGTATAGAAAGAATACCAGATCCGATGCTTATAAAAGAAATGCAAGAATATGCAGAGGGAGTTAACGTGGATAGATTAGTATCATTTGCAGCTCTTGTGTCATTTATGAAAATACAAGAATCTAATAGAGGTTATACTAAAAGAGTAGATAGAGATGATACAGCTAAAAAGTTGCAAAAGTCAGAAAATTTATTTAAATTAAATAGTAGTCCGTTTAGACATATGGGCAGAAAAAACAAAAGATCAAAAGGTGGAGGTTTTAAAAAATCAGCTTTTAAAAATATTAAATAAAAACTATGCAGGTATTTAATGCACTTCAATTAAAAAACGGAGCTAAGGCAGAGCAAAATAGAATTGGTTCTGTTACTCAACCTTTACAATTTTTATCAAAGAAGAAAAAAGATGAAGAGTGGGCTGCTTGGAATTTAGATTGGTTAGAGTGGAATGGTATTAAACAGTTGCGCAGAAATGGAAGAAGACTTTCTAAAAATTATAAACTTGCAAAGGGTCATATTGATAGATCTGATTACATTGTAGAAGAAGATAATGAAACTAGAACTATTGTAGACATGTTAACTCAAAGTGATGAAGGATCTGCATTAGAATTAAAATTTTATCCGATAATACCAAATGTAATAAATGTATTAGTAGCTGAATTTGCCAAAAGATCTACTAAACTTACTTACAGAGCTGTTGATGAATTTTCATATAATGAAATGCTTGAGCAAAAAAGAAGTATGGTAGAAGAGGTTTTATTAACACAGGCTTCTACTAAAATTACTGCTGCATTATTAGAACAAGGTTTAGATCCAAATTCTGAAGAAGCTCAAGAGCAATTGAGTGGTGATAATTTAAAAAGTCTACCAGAAATAGAAATGTTCTTTAAAAAGAGTTACAGATCTATGATAGAAGAGTGGGCTACTCATCAGCATAAAGTAGATATGCAAAGATTTGCTATAGATGAACTTGAAGAAAGAGCATTTAGAGATATGCTTATTACAGATAGAGAGTTTTGGCATATGAGAATGATGGAAGATGATTATGAAGTAGAATTATGGAATCCACTTCTTACATTTTATCATAAGTCTCCTGATGCAAGATATATTTCTGATTGTAATTGGGTTGGTAAAAGTGATATGATTACTGTTTCTGATGCAATTGATAAGTATGGCTATTTAATGGATGAAGATCAATTAAAATCCTTAGAATCTATTTATCCTGTAAGAGCTGCTGGTTATAATATTACAGGTTATCAGAATGATGGTAGTTTTTACGATGCAACTAAATCTCATGAATGGAATACACAAAGACCTTCATTAGCTATGCGACAGTATACTAGCTTTATGGGTCAAGAAGGAATTTCTGAAGGTAATGATGCTGTACAACAAATACTTGCTCAGAGTGAAGATTATAAAGATGAAGGTACTGCATATTTAGTCAGAGTTACTACAGCATACTGGAAATCACAAAGAAGACTTGGACATCTCACTAAAGTTACTGAACAAGGAGAAGTAGTAACTGAAATAGTTACGGAAGATTATAAAATAACAGATAAGCCTATATATGATACTAGACTCTTTAAAAATAAATCTAAAGACAACATTGTATTTGGTGAACATATAGACTGGATATGGATTAATGAAGTTTGGGGTGGTATTAAAATAGGTCCAAATTTACCAAGTTATTGGGGAATGAATAGTTCTGATGGGTTTACGCCAATGTATATTGGTATAGATAAAAAGAAACCAGGACCACTTAAGTTTCAGTTTAAAGGTGATAATTCACTATATGGATGTAAGCTTCCTGTGGAAGGTGCTGTGTTCTCAGATAGGAATACAAAATCTACAGCTCTTGTGGATCTTATGAAACCATTTCAAATTGGTTATAATATTGTAAACAATCAAATGGCTGACATACTAGTTGATGAATTAGGAACTGTTATTATGCTTGATCAAAATACTCTTCCAAAACATTCACTGGGTGAAGATTGGGGTAAGGGTAATTTAGCTAAAGCATATGTAGCTATGAAGGATTTTCAAATGCTACCTCTTGATACTTCTATTACAAATACAGAAAATGCATTAAACTTTCAACACTTTCAGAAACTTGATTTAGATCAAACTAATAGACTCATGTCTAGGATTCAGCTGGCTAATTATTTTAAGCAACAAGCTTATGAAGTAATAGGAGTTAATCCACAAAGAATGGGTCAACAAATTTCTCAGCAAACTGCTACTGGTGTAGAACAAGCTGTAAATGCATCATATGCTCAAACAGAAATGTATTTTATTCAACATGCTGATTATTTAATGCCTAGAGTTCATCAGATGAGAACAGACTTAGCGCAATATTATCATAGTACTTCTCCATCCACTAGATTAAGTTATATTACATCTGCGGATGAAAAAGTTAATTTTGAGATAAATGGTACAGACATGCTTATGCGAGATTTAAATATATACTGTAGTACAACAGCAAACCATAGAGCAGTGTTAGAACAACTTAAGCAAATGGCAATGCAAAACAATACTACAGGAGCTAGCATATATGATCTTGGTAAAATTGTACAATCGGATTCTATTGCAGAATTAAATGCTGCTATGAAAGACTCTGAAGCAAAACAACAAGAGCAAAAGCAGCAAGAAATGCAAGCTCAACAACAACAACAAGAACAGCAAATTCAAGCACAGCAACAAGAACAGCAAGCTGAAAGAGATTTTAAAGCTTCTGAATCTGAGAAAGTAAGAAGAAAAGATATACTTGTTGCAGAAATTAGAGCTGCGGGATATGGTTCAATGATGGACATTGATAAAAATGAGCAATCAGATTATCAAGATGCTATGACAGACATTAGAAAAACAGATCAATATCAGCAGCAAACTCAGATGCAAAGAGAAAAGCAAGCTAATGATATGATTAAACATAATCAAAAAATGAGCATTGAAGAACAAAAGATTCAAGCTCAAAGAGAAGTAGCTAATAAACAACTAGAAATAGCTAGAGAAAATAAAAACAAATATGATGATAAATCATCAAAATCAAATAAGAAAAAATAGTTTAGCTATATAATGCAAAATTTTTAATAAAAGTTTGTAAATAATTTTAAATTTTTAAGATTTAATTTAGTATATTAAAGTAATAACCAACAAAAACTGACAAATGGCAGAAGAATTAAATGAGGAAACTCAAGCACAAGATTCTACAACGGTAGAAGAAGTAGATGTAAATATTGATGAAATCTTTGGAAATGTGGGAGCTGACAATGTCATGTTGCCTCAAGAAGAAGAAGATGAAAAGAAATCAAATATCTTTTCTAAACCAAAAGAACTTGACACAACGTTCATTGACAAGCCTGAAACAACTACAACTGAAACTCCTAAAAAGGAAATGACAGCTGAAGAAAAAATTGAATCAACTCCTGATTCTGTAGTAGATGAAGCATTAGCTGAATTAGATGATGCAATTACTGAAGAAGAAACGGGAGATACTAAACCAGGTAGACGTAAAACTGATAAAAGTGGTTTACAAGAACTGGCGTCTAAGATGATAGAGGAAGGTACTCTATTTGGTTTTGATGATGATAAACCAATTGAAGAATATACTACTAAAGATTTTAGAGAATTGTTTGAAGCTAATTTTCAAGAAAGAGAAGCTAAAGTAAGACAAGATACTCCAAAAGAGTTTTTTAATTCACTTCCTGATGAGCTTAAAGTAGCTGCTAAATATGTAGCAGATGGAGGACAAGATCTAAAAGGATTATTTAGAACTCTTTCTCATGTAGAAGAGGTTATTGAATTAGATGCTAATAATCCTGATCATCAAGCTAGAATAGCAAGACAATATCTTACAGCTACTAATTTTGGCACACCTGAAGAAATAGAAGAAGAAATAGAAACTTGGGAGGATACAGATAGATTATCTAAAAAAGCAAATCAGTTTAAACCTAAGTTAGATAAAATGCAAGAAAAAATTGTTGCTCAACAATTAGCTCAACAAGAGCAAAAGAAAAGACAACAAGAGAATCAAGCAGCTGTATATATGGATAATGTATACAATACACTTTCTAAAGGTACATTAGGGGAAGTTAAGTTAGATAAAAGAGTTCAGAATCATTTATATTCTGGGTTAGTTCAACCTAACTATCCATCTATATCTGGTAAGCCTACTAACTTACTAGGTCATTTACTTGAAAAATATCAGTTTGTAGAACCAAGACATGATCTTATTGCAGAAGCATTATGGTTACTTTCTGATCCTAATGGATATAAAGAAAAAATTAAAGGTCTTGGTAGTCAGGCAGCTGTTGCAGATACAGTAAGGAAACTAAAAACTGCACAGTCTAAAAAGAATACTAGTTCTTCTACACCAGTTACAGAAGAACGTGTAACAAGAAGAAAAGGTACAACAAATACAGTACAAAGAAAGAACAGTATGTTCAAAAGATTTTAATTAGTAAACAAATAAAACAAATAAATAAAAAATGGCAACTCCAGTTTTAAACAATGGTATCTTTCTACGGGATACAGCGTACAACGCAAGTTCACACGTAGATTCTTATCACTTGGTTAACATGCTTAAAGATGCAGAACCTATGGACCTTGGTCCTGTGGACCTATGGGCTATGTCCCAGAAGGTAGAAATGCCCCTTTATCAAA